ATACTGAGAAACTTAGGCACAATTTAGCAATAAAGCGATTGATTAATTTATTACCAACAGAAAATGAAGAGGTAAATTCAGCAATTGAATTAGTAATTGATTATCATAAAAACCCTAATGAAGAAAAACGAATTGCTGCTAGGTCTGCTGCTGAGTCTGCTGCTAGGTCTAATGAAAGAGATTGGATGCTTGAGTTACTAGAGGATAAAGACTAATGAAAGACTCATTCACAAAAGAATTAATAGAACTAGCGGCACAATCCGCAACAATTGAGCAGTTGAATGTAGTTATTAAGGCTAGAGACATGCGAATTTCAGAGCTTGAAGATGAATTAGCTAATGCACATGGATTGTTTAACGAGCTAAAAAGTATTGTTTCAAAGTGCCAACCTGACGAAGTATGTATAGATAATGCTTTACTATATCTGGAACAACTAGAGGCTAAGACCAGTGAATAAACAACTCACAACACAACAACTCGCAGACAAATTCAAAGTTAAACGCGCAACGGTAAGCGACACATACTCAAAGTTTGGCAGCTTTAAAGGTTATGAGCAAGTTGGTAAGATTGCGCGTAATGTACGCATATGGGAATTTAAGGGTTTGTAATTACTACCGATGTAGTTTACAGTCTATTTTTTACACAAAGGGGAATAAGCATGGCAGCACTTAAAATTACACACGAACAGTTACGCGATGAGCTAGAATCTGGTAATACTAAGGAATCTATTGCTAAAAAGTATGATATGAGTGTCCGTGTGTTGCATCGACGTGTTGCCAGGCTTAAGGATACGGGATACGACCCAGATAATGAGCGCTATCACAAAAACCCCGAAGAGCATAGTGTTAAGGGTTATTCGACACTCGTTAGACTTAAGAATAAAGAAGATGATTCAACAGGTAGAGTGCTTGAATGGGTTAAGACTAACACGACTATTGAACAGCTTTATTGCGCCTTAAGTGAAGCAATTGAGTCACTATCTAAGCCTATTACTAAGGTATCCAAGCCTAAGCTAAACCAGAAAGCGGATGACTATACAGATATTATTCCGTGGTTTAACATTGGCGACGGGCATTTCGGCATGCTTGCGTATGATAAAGAGGTGGGACAAAACTTTAACTTAGACATTGCAGAACGTGAACTATGCGCTGCAATGTGGTCGCTGATAGAATCTAATGGGGGTTATGAGCGGTGTGTTATTCAAGATATGGGTGATATGACTCATTACGAAAACCTTGCTGGTGTAACTGAGGGCCATGGACATAACTTGGATTGCGATAATCGATACAGTAAGATGATTAAAATGTATCTGCGCGTGATGCACTTCCTGATTGATAAAGCACTGGCACACTTTAAATATGTTGACGTTATTATCAACCAGGGAAATCATTCGCGCAAAAATGATATGTGGATGAATGCGCACTTAAAGATTGCTTATGGGAAGATTAACCGGGTTAAAATACTCGACAATGATAACGTGTTTATTCCGTATCGAATGGGTAATACATTTGTTATGTCTCATCACTCAGATAAATGTAGACCGCCTAAGTTGGGCCAAGTAATGATGCATGATTATCGACAGGACTTTGGCGAAACTAAATATCATTATATTGACATCGGGCATATACATCATAATATGGTCCGTAAAGAGCATGAGAATATGACAATTGAATCATTTAATCAGTTGGCGACTTCCGATGCTTATGCACATGATGGCGGTTGGCGCTCTCGTAGCTGTCTGATTGTGATTAAACGGTCAAAGACTTATGGAGAGAAGGGGCGCGAGACTTTAACGCTAGAGGAGGTGCGTGACAGGCTTGAAAGTGTTGAGCCTGGTACTAATGCGCAGAAACGAACTGAGGTTTATACGGTTTAACTTATGATAAACAAACTTAAATAAAATTTAACCAAAATAAATAGGAATATTATGAACGATTTAGATATTGAGAAAGAAATACAAGCGAAAGGTTTAAACGCACCAAGATTAACGCCTGAGATTATTGCAGGTAAAGTAAAAGATAAGCAGTTTTATATTTTTAGTGATAGCTGCTTAACGGTTTGCTGCCTAACCCTTGAGAATGGGTTTACAGTAACGGGCGAAAGTGCATGCGCAAGCCCTGAAAACTTTAACAAAGAGATAGGCGAAAAAATAGCACTTTCTAATGCAATGAATAAAATATGGTTTTTGGAGGGCTATTTACTTAAAGAGAAATTACATACATCCTAACTGGTCGGAGCAGTCAACCCAGCATTACGTGCTACATTGGGTTGACTTAATAAACGGATGAATAATATGAGCGATGTAAAAGTAGGTGATTGGGTTGTTAGTTTAATTTGTGGTGATGATTTAACGGTTGGAGGAAGATATAAAGTAAAAGACGTTTGCGATAATTATATTTGCATAATCGATGATGCAGGTGATAATAATGAATTAATTGAAGGCGATTATAAACTAGCGCCTCAAAAATACCGCAATCCACCAAGAGAAGAGTATAGGCCAATTCTTGAAGCGTTTATGGCTGGCGCCGATATAAATTACATAAAATCTCATGGCGGCGAATTTAATATATATATTCTTAGCCATCCTGCTAATAGGTACAAAGTTGACCCAGACTCAATCCTACCCCAACCAGACGAACGCAAAGAACGCATTAAGCAGCAACTACTTAAAATTGACGCTGATAAATTAGCTCAGTTAATTATTGATGCGGGGGTAGAGTTATGAGTGATGTAAAAGTGGGCGACTGGATTGTTAATTTGAGTGATGATGATAAGAATTTAACTATAGGTAAGGAGTATAAAGTAATTGAAGATGGTATATTCGAGGGTAACTTTAACGTTATTGATGACATTGGAGATAAAAATGTAATTTGTAAGGGTCATTATGAATAACTACCCTGACAACATACGTCAATTCGACAACGACCCGCGCAGCCCATTTTATAGCGAAGGACCAACATGCCCAGACTGTGAAGAACACTTAGAATGTGACTCCCAAGATGAATTCGGTATACCAGAATCATATTGTCCTAAATGCATTAGTGATGAAAATTACCTTGACGATGACGACGAAGAGGAATAAGATAAACCTAATTACTCCGTAGACCAGGCAGTTAGTTGCCATTTAAGCCTAAAATGCACAGTTACTTCCCTGACTGATGTATTTACCTTGAGCCACTTTGCATTTTGCTTAGTGGCTTTTTTTTGCCTAATGGTTTAAAATGTAGGAAATACTATAAGGCTGATACACATGAGATTTATCGCGCGCATAATACTAATGCTTATCGGCATTCCTTTGCTTGTTATACCTACACTGTGGGCTACTTATAAAAACCTCAACGAATTACCGTGGGGATTAAATAAAATATGGGGCAATGCGGAGGATGGGTGGAATGGTAACGGGACGCAACGCCGACACTGGAATATTGACGGCTCAATAAGTGTCAACAAAGGTGATTATGGTTGGTGGCCTGATTATTTGCGCCAACAGGGTATTATATGGCGCAACCTTTCTTTCACTAGTGTTTGGTGGCAATCATACAAATGGTGCGCAATAAGAAACCCCGCTTGGAATGCTCGTTATTTGCCATTCGTATCAACCAGTGTAGATGTAAAAGATATAACCGCATCGTATCACAAGGGCAATGCTACAAACGCCAATAAGGCCAGCACAGTCAACTTATGGTATGATTTCCAGTTTATAAATAAAGATGGATATTTTAGGGCAAAATACAGACACACTAGACTATTTAAAAATTACTTCTTGCATAGACGATGGGGTTGGAAAGTTTACCCTGATTTATTTAACAATAAGTCAACCCCAGCATTTAAAGATAGGTCTGTTTATGTGTTTCAGATTAAATTAATTAAGGTGGATTGAAATATGTTACTCAAAGACTTTGCAACACTAGCAGATGCAAGAAATCACACTGAGCCTCATGAGCGCATGTTAAGCCCCGATATGGTTATTAATTTTCTTACTGTATACAATTCGCTTGATATATTGCTTGCAAGTACTGACGAGAAAGCTAAGGGTTTGGTGTTTGCATTACAGTCGGGCGTTACTGAATTTAACTTGATGAACTCTCATCCTAACGGAATAGGCAGGATTCAACAGCAGCTTATAGGATACCTTGTTAGTATTGGAGCATTAACTCAAGAGTGCTTTAATGCTTGTGTAGGCTATTCAAACACAACTCGCAAGCCTTATGAGTATATAACTAAGCAAGATTTTAACACCGCAAAGGGCATAATAAGCTTAAAACCCGTAACCGTTGAGCAAGGATTTTGCACAATAGTATTAAGCGCAGACGCGGAAGAAAAACACAATCCACAGGTTTACCGCAAAGTTACTTTTAATGATGGGTCTTTTGAGTATGTAAGAGTTGCAGGTTTCCGCGATGTAGAACTAGCAAAGACTTATCGCATTCAATGTCCGAGTCACGAAGATATGTATGTTGATGACGCTTATGGTGTGGTGAGCTAGTAATGGCTTATTATTTAGACAACCCTAGTTCAAGCACAACTAGTGTGGATATACCCTCCATTCAAATTGGCGGTACAGCAGGTGATTACTTAGAAATAAAATGCCATGCTTACGCTGGGAATAGTGGTAATAATTATAGGATTATAGGTAATCAAAGTTCAGGTGATGCACTAATAGAAATAGGCTCTTCAAGCGTATTAGTAAGGCTGGATAACTTTGCCGGTGGTACGTTAAGCACTAATTACACACAACCCGCTGTCGGAACTGATTTTGTATTTAGACTTGAATACACTGGAACTGTTTGGGAGGGATTTATAGATGGTGCATCGATAGGCTCAACGTCAGACGGTAGAAATACGAACTACAACAGATTAATGCAACACCAGCAATCTGATAGAAATGCGTTTAAAGGGCGTTTATATTATTTTGAAACAGGTACATCATCAACAAGGTCTAGGTTTTTTAATCCATCATCAACTGGTGGTACAGGCACTAGTCTACCTGATGATGATGGTGGCACATCGGGCACACTTAATAACTTCTCAGGCACAACAGATAGCTGGTGGGTGTTTTACGATGATGGCGGCTCAATATCCGCATCGGTAGCCCAAACAATAAGCAAGCCAGTATTCTCAATTGCATCTAGCTTTGTTGCGCCAGTAACAATAAGCGCAGATATTGCCTACACAATCGCAAAGCCAACATTTGCAACGACGGCATCTAAAGTAGTGCCAACATTTACATCTGATTTAGCTTTTAATGTAGCTAAACCAGTATTTGCAACAGCCGCATCAATAACCGTGCCAATATTTACATCGGCGTTAGCTGTTGATATAAGCAAGCCAGTATTTGCAGTAAGCGCAGAGAATGGGCAGTTAGTAATAACATCGGCTATCGCGGCGTCAATATCCAAACCAGTTTTTAGTGTTGCCGCAGATAATCAAGTATTAATTATTAATTCTGCAATTGCATTATCAGTATCTAAACCTATATTTAGTGTTGCATCATCAAGTATCGTGCCAATATTTACGGTTAGCACTGCCTTTGATGTTACTAAGCCAATATTTAGCATTGCAAGTACTGCAACTGAGCCAGGTAATGCATCGGCATCAATAGCCGTTTTAGTTGATGCTCCGATATTTAGTGTAAGCACATCATTAATAAACCCACTATTATCTACAATTGATTTTAGTATTGATGCACCTGTGTTTAGCGTGTTAAACAGCGCGACAAGACCTACACTAAGCGCAGAGATTACAGTTGACGTAACAGCACCGACATTCAGCGTTATTGCTAACAATGGCATACAGGTGTATTATTATAGGTCTGGAACTCAGGTAATTACATACAGCCAAAATACACAAATTAAAATCCGTACTTTAAACACAAATCAGCCGCTATATACTAGCGCACGACACAGGAAAATATAAAATGTCAACAGCAAACACAGCGGCAAGAAATGCAAGAGCAGCGGATTTCTCTGCTGATTTTACTACAGCATCATTGGTTATTTTAGATGGTGCATCAACAGTAGTCACTCATACATTAGCGGGGTTCGGCGCTCCATCTACCGGCGTTATTACAGGCAACGCTATTGCAGATGCAACCATAGCGGCAACTGGAACAGTAGACGGCGCAACATTAACAGCAGGCGGCTTAGTTTATACGCTTACTGTCGGCTTGGCTGGCTCTGGTGCTGATGTTATCGTAAGCGGTGCAACTCTTGATTATGTATCAGGCGGCACAAGCTCAATTTCATCACTTACCGTTACATTCCCTGCATGATTACGTTTCAAGAGCCGCTTAATGTTGGCAAGGTAGAAAGGTACAGCATCGATGTATCTAGTTTCACTACTGGCCAAGCATTAATTAGCGCAACAGTTGCAAGCTCAAGCGGCTTAATTACCGTTGGCTCGACTGTTATTGACGGCGATATAATTAGCGCATTAATCACGGGTGTCACTGTTGGTCGCGCGGTTGTTGAGTTTAACTATGCAACAGCAACAAGGACAGAATGCTCAAAAGTTCAATTATTAGTATCGGAGTGTTAAATGGGTGTTCATGCAGTGTACAACTCTGGATCAATACTTTCTGAGTTTGATAAGTTTTTAGAGCATCATCACGAACGCGGCTGCATAATTGAAAATAAGCCGCATGTCGTTAATGGTCAAATCGAATACTCAGAAGTGCTAAAACCTAGAGCAATGACATTTGAGTCTTTATATAACTTCCTTGGTATTGGAGCCACTACATTTAAACGCTACCAAGTAAGCAAAGACGAGGCTATGGTTAATGCAACCGAGTACATGCGTAATTATATATTTGCGCATAACTTTGAATATGCAGCTGCCAACCAGACAAATTCAACATTGATGGCCCGGTATCTAGGTATTGTTGACAAACAACAACTTGAAGTCACCGAGAAGATTGTTGATAGCGGCGAGGATGAGTGGTAGACCTTGCTAAATTTAGGCGGCACGTACAGGATAAATCTCCCGCGTTTGTGCCTTTATTTCAAGACCAGTCGCGCTACCAGATAGCATGGGGCGGCGCGGGTTGTGTGCATCCAGAAACAAAGATACACACAGAACACGGGGTTATGCGTATTTGTGATATAGACCGTCCAATGCGAGTGTTAAGCTGGAGCGAGAAAAGTCAACAATTCCAGCTTTCGTTAAGTGGTGGTGCGTTCCCAAAAGGTAAGGACTATCTATACCAAGTTTCAACGCCGAACGGAGTATTTCAATCAAGCGGGCATCACCTTGTCTTACTTTCAACAGGTGAGTATCAACGGGTTGATATGCTAGTGAGCGGCGACGAGTTAAGTCAAGCGCAACCTTGCCAGAATCAGACCATTTCGGAATACTGCCAGACAGCGTTAAACGAAGATGCTCAGCATTACTCGGAAACAAACGAAGATTTAATGGGTCGTTATGCAGACGAATGCCGTCGATATGATCCACTACCTCAAGAGTTAGGAGATTACGCTTTATTTTCTGAGCAACAACAAGACGATGTTCAAGTATTCGACCGTTTAAATTTGCCATTAAAATCCACTTTTTCGGACAAATTACAGACGCATAACCATCCTTATTTATGTGACGACCAACTTTATAAAAACCATTTCGATGAGATGGGACAGCAGATTGAACTCGACGAGGGAGGTCAAACTTTAGCATCATCTTTTGTACATATTTCGCATTCTCATTTAGTGCCTCAGCAATCTCAGTTGAGGAGCGAATACCGTCGCACATCGGGACTATCTTTTGAAATCGAGCAAGAGCCGTCGGATTATTTGGTTGATTCATATATACCTCCAAGCATTGTTAAATCAACCGTATTATTCAGCGCCTCCCCTGTATTGTCAATAGTTAAATCTGAGGTTTCAAAGTATTGGTGTATGCAAGTACTAGACACTAATAATTACGTATCTGAGGACGGTACAATACATCATAATAGCGGCAAATCGCACATAGTCGCACGTAAAATGTTATACCGAATACTCAAAGAAAGCGACCAAAAGCATAACTTCCTAATCATCCGAAAAGTTGACCGAACTATAAAACGCTCGGTCTTTACGCTTATACGCAACATCATTTCAGTGTGGGGATTAAATGAAGAGTTCAATGTAAACCTTACAGACAAGACTATTGTATACAAAAAGAATGGCTCACAGTTTATGTTTAGCGGCCTTGATGATGTTGAGAAGATGAAGTCAATTGAGGGCGTAAGCTCAATATGGATAGAAGAGGCTACCGAGCTAACACAAGAGGATTTTGAGCAACTTGATTTACGATTACGTGGGCAAACTAAATACATTAAACAGATAATAATGACGTTTAACCCAATTAGTGAGCAACATTGGACCAAGCGAGTTTTCTTTGACGACCCAATAAAAGACGTCTTTACGCTTAAAACTACTTACCTAGATAATTATTTTATTGATTCAGCATACAAAATGGTTATGGAAAACAAGAAGAAAACAAACCCGCGTTATTATACTATTTATGCGCTTGGCAATTGGGGTACTGCTGACGGACTGGTATTTAACAATGTATCTACTAGGCTAATTAGGCAAGAAGAAATAGACGGGCTTGAGTATGTTCAAGGGCTAGACTTCGGATATACTAACGACCCCAGCGCATTCAATCAAACATACATTGATGTTAAGAATAAAAAGATATTTGTTTATGATGGATTTTATGAAAAGGGTTTAAGTAACTCAGACATAGCCGTCAACATTAAAAAGCTGTTAGCGCATAGACATATGACAACAGCGGATAGCTCAGAGCCTAAGTCAATTGACTACCTAAAGACAAAGGGTGTAATTGTTAGAGGTGCAATGAAAGGTGCTGGGTCAATCAGCACCGGATTAGACTTCTTGCTTGAGTTTGACATTGTGGTAAACGCTCACCTAGTCGAGTTTATGGTCGAATTTGACAACTATTGCTGGGCTGTAGATAAGAATAATAAGCAACTAAATAAACCGGTCGATGATTTTAACCACTTCATTGATTCACTTCGTTATGCGTGCGAGCATCACACAAGAAACAAGAGTTTTGTTTTTGCTTGCTAATCAGTATATAATTAAACTAATTAAATAAGAGTATTAAAAATGTGGCCGTTTAAAGACAAACTAATACAGCATCCTAAAACGAATATAGGTCGGCAAGTTGCGGCGGTCATAAAGTCGGTTTCACTGCCGGAGGTTTCTGCTACATGGAGACTATTTGCAAAGCACGACCACAACTGGGATGCAGAAGTAGCTATTAATGAGGGCTATAATGCATCTGCTGTTGTTTATGCGTGTGTTGAAAAGAGGGCCAAGTTAATATCATCAGTGCCTTTTAAGGCATACAGAAAGTTATCAGACGGCACGACAGAGTATGCACCCGGCACACCATTACAAATGTTACTTGATAACCCCAATCCAGAACAATCAATGCTTGAATTGTTGTATTATATCAGTCAAATGATGGATTTGTCTGGCAGTGCTTTTGTATCAGAGGTTAAAGCGGGTGCTCGTAACTTACCAACTCAACTTTGGGTGCTACCTAGTCAGTTTATGAAAATAAAGCCCGGCAAGGTAAAATTGATTGACCAGTTTGAATACCAAGAGTATAGCGCGCAAAAATACACTATTGAATCTGACGACATGATCCAATTGAAAAATCCTAATCCAAATAGTCGTTATTTTGGTATGCCTGTTCTAATGTCAGCGGGTCGAGCAACCGACATTGACCGCGAGGCTGGCGAATGGCAAAAGCGCTCCTTTGAGAATAGGGGCGTTACAGACTTACACGTTGAAGTACCAGCAGAAACAAGCTCAGAAGATGCGGCGGCAATTCAACAGGCTATTATAGACCGAAACGGCGGGAATGATAACGCACGCAAGCCATTAGTAACAAGTGGCAAGGTCAACATATTAAACACAACTGCTGTTGAGATGGATTTTGCAAATAGTAAAAGCAAGATATGGTCAGAAATAACAGCCGCGTTTGGTATGTCACTAAGCGACTTGGGGTTAACTGAAAATGTCAATCTGTCGAACGCAGAGACAATGCTCAAGCAATTGTGGACAAACACTATAATTCCGCAACTAGACTTAATATGTGCGCAGTTAAACAAGCAACTAGCGGGTGAGTTTGGCCCAGAGTTTTGCATTGAATACGACCTTTCAAACATTAGGGCATTACAAGAAAACTACGGCGAAAAGCTAGACAATGCGGTTAAATTAAAGGCAATTGGGTTTGATGCCAAATCAATAAACGACAGGCTTAAACTAGGCTTTGATGATGACCAGTTGCCAGAAATTCAACAGGAAGAACAGACCGATGTTGTTACTGAGGACGAGGTTGTTAATAACGCGGTTAAAAAGTTAATGGGTACGATTACATATGGAAATTAAATTGTGAATAAACCAAATCAATACTACGGTACAAATGGCAATGGGTATCAACCATTACCTTTACCAATAAAACGGCATTACAAAGACAGAAAAAGCATACCATTGCCGCCTAAGCCGCCGCCATGCAGGGTAATTACCGACTCAAAAACTGAAACAATCTGTATTTATTTTATTTTTAATGTTGTGGTTTTATTGATTTTTTGTAGCGGCTACATTTTAGGTGGTATATAAATGGACCGTAAACTAATTACGGGATATACCCCAATACAAGAACAGCGTATTTTAGAAGCTGGAATACTTGACCTAGCTAACAAAAGCGAAACCGCATTTAGTCGTGAAATATTGCGAGCAATGAAATCAATTGCAAATACTAACGATGAAGACTTACCGCAAATGATGGAAATACATCAAACCAGATTGCACAAGCTGTTAATTAAGTTATATACAGTATCGTACAATATATTTGGTCAACGAATGCTTGATGCACTGGCAGAGAATGAAATTAAAAAAGTGCCTATGACTCCCTATTTTGACACGCAAATGGCATTGTGGTTGCGATGGGTTGCCGGGTTAAGAGTTACGCAAATATCAAATACAACTAGTGTCCAAGCGCTTGAAATAATCAGGATTGCACTGCAGGACTCAGTTAAAGAAGGATTAGACGAGCGAGGAACTGGCATACTAATACAACAAAGAATAGCCGAGCAAGGCGGAAATCTGTCACGCTTTAGGGGTCGAATGATTGCACGCACAGAATCGCACAGCGCGGCAAATGCAAGCGCTGAAAAGGCTGTCAGTACTGTTAGGAGTAATATAAAGAAAGAGTGGATTAGTGCGCTAACCGAGCGCACAAGGTTAACGCATTTAGCATCTAACGGTCAGAAGGTAGGCAAGGGTGAATTGTTTTCCGTTGGTACTGATTTACTATTGCATCCAGGCGACCCAAACGGCAGCGGCAAAGAGATTATAAATTGCCGCTGTGTTGTTGGATACAGTTTGGCTTAAGGCTAAATATTATTATTAACTATTTGTATACCAATTAACATAATGCTTATAACTGCCATTGCAATTGTATATATAGAAATTGCAACCCCGACCCCCTCACAATGCCAAATAGCTACAAATAAGACTATAAATGGTAGAGCTACTAAAAATAAGCCTAAGTAAATCATAGCAAATTCCCTTCAATTAAAAATGAACAATCACGTTGTTTCTTTATAATTGCATCGCTTATAGAGTAACTAGTAAAAACTTTAACGTAACGCGGTTGCTTACTTTTAGTTTTTACTATTCTTTCATAAAATATTTCAATGTCATTTGTAGGGTTAAATGACACCTTGT